AAGATTTATATACGAACGATTGATGTAAGTGTACCAGGCGCACCTAAACCTAATTTTACAATATATGGATCTACCACTCCCGCTCCTGTAGTTGTAGAGGCATCGGAACTAAAATTGATTTTAGGACATTTATCCTATACGATTAAAGCCGATGACCCGGACAATTGGAAAATCAGCGCCGATACTGATGGTGGCAGTATAATCTTTCCGTCATTAGGAGGAATAACGAAATCAATGACGTTCATTGTTCCAGCAACCTCTTATCCTATACTTTTTAACGAGGTGTCCATTGCAGCCGGGAATACAGTCTTTGCGATTTATACGCTGAACGCGTGGACAATAGATTCAACTATTGTAGAAATACCTATTATTCCAAATTATTCGGACATATCAGTTCAAAAAAAAATAGATATCGATGCATACTTATCATATAGAGCAGATGGTACGTTTATGTGTCTCGTTCCATCAGTGGTGGCTAGCGCACAGAATGATAAGATATTTCTTTCTGCACAAGATAATAAGTTACAAATTGGTATTTATCAGGTAGTTCTTAAACGAAGCAACTACGTCATTTTAAAATTAATCGTAAGCGGATCTTCTTTAAATACTATTCGTGTTGCAGGGAGTGGAACATGGGAGAATAAATATGACGGTTTTGATTTGGCGACAATAGCGTTTGAGAAGATAGGATCGGTTAATATACCCGATAATTTGATAACGTACAACCCTATTCATTATGTGGTTGGTCAGATTGTTGACGGCGTTAAAAAAGTAGCATATGTTTTCAAAGATGGAGATGTAGGGTATGATGTAAATATTCAAAAAGGATTCATGATGCATACCCCTGCTAGTATGCTTACACGTACGTGGCAGGACGCAATGAATCTGACTTTCGCAGATAAAAGTTGGAGACTACCCACTCAAACAGAGTTGCTTTTAATTTATGAAAACAAGGTTGCAGTAGGTGAATTTGACGCTGCACCTTATTGGACTTCGACACAAGACAGTGGAAGTACTGCTATATGTATTAATATGGGTACGGGAGCGGTTGAGTCGCATCTGCAAGGTTCTACATATCAAAGTCGGAATATTTTCTTTTTTGAAAATTATGTGGGTGGAGTCAAAGAGGGTGAAATTGCCACTTATTCAGACGAAACAGGCGAAAGCATTAAGGGATCAGGGGTAAAATTGAGCGATTTGGTTACAAAGAATAGTTTAAAGATAGGAATATCAAAAAATGGTGCAAATGGACTTGTTAATCCACAACTTATTCCCGCAGAAATTTATGAACGAAAAGTTTCTACAATTAATTTAGCTTCTAATTGTTCTGATTTTTCTATAACAATCGGAGGTACTGCATACGGCAAATCATCACTATTAAATATTATAGTTCCAATCGATACAGAGATAATAATTAACGACATAACTCCTAAGGCTGGATTAAACAACGCTAACGCAATAATCATATTATCATGAATATAACAAATACAATACAATTTAATGAAAGTAAAATGCTTTCTGAACAATCACAGGAATTTCAAACATGGTATAACAAGAATGTAAATGTGTTGATCAATGATAAACTTATACCTGATTCACTGGATCGTTTTAAACGACCATTTTCATATACGGTAAAAGTTGAATCATTTACTATTGTGATTTGCCCTCAATATATTTATTGCGATCAATCCAATTGGGCTTGTTCTGACTTTTTTATAACGATTAAAACTGTTTAAAGATGGCAAATTTATTTAAGACAAGATTTGTACCCAATCCCGATGGTACTGATTCAGCTAGAGCTATAACAAATGCTAATACAGTTTTTGTGCATACGTATGTGGGAGATGATTTTTCAGGTGATGGAACTCGTGAATATCCATTTAAAAGTATGTTTAAAGCTGTTCAAAAAAGTGGTATTAGTAATATCGTTTTTAGAGGAGTTATAAATGAATATTTTAGTATATCTAGTGTAAGATTAATAGGAGATGATATAAATCAACGGTTTTTATTCCTTAATTATAATCCTAGTCTTTATTTATATGAAGTTTCTGATGCGGGATGTTATAATATGACTGTTGACAGTGTTAATGGTACTGCTAATAGTAGATGTTGGTATCGATCTATAATACAAAAATATAATATTGGTGCTTTAGATAGATTTGATTATTTATTGGTTAAAGATATAATTCATGGTTCTTCTGATGATGGTAGAAGAGATCATTATCTTCACCAATCAACGTTTTTTGGTAATGAAATAACTACTTGTACCGTAAGGAATAGTATACAAATAGTTGAATTTAATTATATGAACTCAAATTTTGGGTATAATCTTTATACTATCTTCCCATCAACATGTATTTTTAAATACTTCTCAACTCCTATTATTCAACCCATTTGGACTAATGACTCAAAAGCTAATATACAATTATTAAGGGATGCTTATGTAGTTGCAGGAATGCCTATTGATGATTCTACATCATTATTTGTAAAAGACTCTTTTGGAAATGAAACATGTCGAGTTATTAAAGAACAAAAAAACGGAGGAACATCTGCAAATATATTTAACGCTTATAATGAAGATGGTACAGTTCAAGACTATTCTTTAAATCCTGCTTCAAATAATGAAGCACTTTATGCTTCCGACTTAGGAGGCTACGTAGGCTGTTTTAAACCTGCTGCAAAAATAGATTTAATTAATGATTTAAGCGAAGCGATTAATGTAAATGCAGATGGTACAGATTCTTCAGAGCAAGGGCTTCTATTAATGCGTAAAATGATTAGTGGAGTTAAGTCTATTGAATTTGACACTACGTCTAATCAAATATGGAATCGTTGTACTTCTAATACCGTTAATATTCCTAACGGAGTTAAGTATAACGGAAGTAACATAATGTCGGATGATGGATCAGCTTTTGGATATTATTTTGGGAAACATCAAAATCTAATGAATCCACTTTCTTTACTTCCTACAGACATTTTAGAGCCTAATACGATTTACAAAGTTTGTAATTTGAATCGAGATATTTATTCGGCTGTAGTTTTTAATGGTACTCAATATCTACCTGATTATTTTTTTAAGACAGGTTCGGATGTTCTTAATTTTACATTACTCAATGGAGATTCAGGAACTAATGTAAAAAAAGTTTTAGCAACCCCACTTGAAAGTATAGAAATTCTTCCATTTGATAATATGGATACACCATCAATTGATTTTCCAAGGTACAGTGCACCGCTTTTTGGAAATGTTCAAATGTTATACCATAAGATAGGAGTTAATATTGATAAACCAGTTCTATTTAGTGAGGTAACAAATGACAAGATTTCTTATTATGATAATTGGGCTGTAACTAATGCAGATCAGGAATTTGTAACCCTTGCTAATGATACTGCGAATTACTATTATAAGATTCCTGTACTTAAATTTATGCGTGTCGAATTGAATGCTCATTTTAATGCGGATTACGATCAATAATTATGATACGAATAAACTCAATAGGAATTGCTTTAGACACTGGAATTATACCTCCCGTAAGTCGTGTAAGGAGTAAAATTTACTCTATAGGACTGAACTTGGAATATGGAGTGATACCTCCTAAAAATTATTATAGAACTAAAATTTCAAGTATAGGAATCAGTTTAGAATCAGTTGAGGATAGTGAATTTAATTATCAAATAATGTAAAAAATATAATCATGGGTGAGGACATGGAAAAACAGACGACAACAGCTTTGGGAACGCAGACAGGAGAGATCCCGACAACGTTACGACTGTTGGCAATATCGTTAGATAAGACTTTTGAGGGTATTTATGAAAAATTTGATGATATCAACAAAAAAACTGCCGAAAATCAGAAAGAAATTATGGATGCAATCGAGACAAATAAAACACATATAGACCAGCAGTGTAAGGTTTGCCGATTGGATGTTGATAAAAAATTTGATAGTTTGCGGATTCTTATTTTTCTGAACGACAATCCTAAAATGTTTAAACTTATTGCAGCCCTTGTTGCCTTAGTTGTTATCCTTGCCGGAGTTGGAAGTGAAAAAGTATTTACCTCATTTATAAAAATAATATCATGAAATCAATTAAACGTTTTTTCAAAAAGTATCATGAGTTTATGACTCTTCCTGTCGTGTTTGCCGTATGGCTACTAAGTATCGGGGTTCTCAGATGGATGGACCCGACGGCGGCTGTTTTCGATGCCGGGATATTCCAAATTCCACTATTTGCGATCATCCAGTTTGTGATTTACATTTCAATAGCCTGGATCATGCTGGGGATTGTATTTGGTAATCACCGGAGATATTTACAAGTTAAAATGAAAACCGATTTCGAAAACTTACAACCATGGCAAAAATTAAAACTCTCTTACTCTATTTATTTTTTATTGTTGGGATTACTAGTTTATCTGGCCAGAACGCTGGTAGTAGCATAGAGACAGTTTCACGTATTTATACGGCTGAAATTGGTACTCGTGAAGCTACAGGACACAATGACGGCCAGCGGGTTGAAATGTACCTGCATTCTGCCATCCTTAAACGTGGTCAACCATGGTGCGCTGCCTTTATTACATGGACCTATAAGACTGCCGGAATAAAAGCCGTGATATCCGGATACGCTCCAAACTGGTTCCCGTCGAAAAAAGTAATTTACACCCGCGGATCAAAGAAAAATTCAACCCCCGGTACTGCCGATGTTTTCGGGATCTATTTCCCCAATAAAGGCCGTATCGCGCATGTAGGATTTATTGATCAATGGAAACAAGGAAGCATGGCCATCACCGTGGAAGGAAATACGAATGAAGCCGGAAGCCGTGAGGGGGATGGTGTTTACAGGAAGAGAAGATTGAAAAGTCAAATTTATAAAGTAAGTCGTTGGTTGTAATGTCTGAACTATGATTTATATGATTTAATGATTACTATGATGAAAACAAAAAAACGTATTTTTTTTAGAAACTTACTGGCACTGGCTATCCGGAATGATCGTTGGTGGAGTAACCCCCGAAATTATGATAAGATAGTCGCATTTCTGCAGTATCAAAATCGGATCGCTTTTATTTGTATTTTAATCCTGTTTTGCTCATGTTCTGGAACAAAAAAACTTGAAAAATCAAACCTATCAAGTAATTTGAAAACAGATACTGAAGTATCCAAAAAGTTGGACGAAAAACAGACGGGTTCTGTGAGTGATCAGTCCGTAAAAACTGCTGATAAGAAAACGGATTTATCCGAAAAAAAGAATAAAACGATTGAAACCCATACCACGGATTACGATCCTTCAAAACCGATTGTTCCTGGAACCAATAAACCGCCGGTAGTCAAAGAAACAATCCGGATCGTGAAAGAATCAAACGAAAAGGATATTCAGATTCAGGAGGGGTTGACTGAGAAACTTAATTTGCAGATAGGTTATACCATGGAACTACAGACTAAATTGGATAGCGTTATGAGGGTGAATAGTACGCTTAATTCTAAAACTTCGTTATCTGAGACTACTGTGAGCAATTGGTGGAAATGGTTGATTGGTGGGGTAGGGATTGGAATGATAGGGTTGTGGTTGATTGGGAAGATTCCGTTTGTGGTTATATGGGGGAAGATAAAAGCATGGTTTAAATAATTTAAAATTAAGGGGGATAGTAAAAAAGCCCCCGGTTGTTAGTAGAGATACCACTCACGTACTAACACAACGATGCGACTTAGCGCAAACCGGGGGCCAAATGCCTTCAGTTGCTAAGTCGCATTTTTTGTGTTCAAAATGTACATGAGTGGTTTTGCAAAGATAAACAATATATTTACTAATTTCAAAAAACAATTATTTAATGAAAAATTTTACTCAGGCGCCATTGCCTTTTCAGGGACAAAAACGAAGATTCCTAACTGATTTTAAAGTGGCATTACAGGATTTTAAAAGTACACCCTTATTTGTTGACCTATTCGGGGGGTCCGGTTTATTGTCACATACCGTTAAACAGATGTATCCTGACGCGGAAGTGATCTACAATGATTTTGATGACTATCATATCCGTATTAATAATATAGACCGTACGAACGTTTTGCTTACTGATATAAGGCGTATTGTTGCCGGTTCGGCAGATGATAAGATAATAAGTAAGGATATTAAGGATATTATCATATCACGAATAGAAATGGAAGAAAAGACCGGTTTTGTAGATTATATTACACTTTCGGCTTCTTTATTATTTAGTATGAAATATGTCATGAACCTTGATGAGTTGAAAAAACAAACATTTTATAATTGTGTAAAAAAGAACGATTATGATCGGGCTGATGATTACCTGAATGAAGTTACCATTGTAAAACAGGATTACAGAGTATTATTTGAACGTTGGAAGCATATAACCGGAGTGGTATTCCTGGTTGATCCTCCCTATTTAAGCACTGATGTATCAACATATACAAATTACTGGAGACTGGCAAACTATCTGGATGTATTAACCGTATTAAAAGGGACATCCTATTTTTACTTTACTTCGAACAAATCGTCTATACTTGAATTTTGCGAATGGGTTGAAACTAATTTATCAGCCGATAATCCATTTAACGGAGCAATTAAAAAAGAAATGTCTGTGAGTTTAAATCATAATTCAGGATACACAGATATAATGCTTTATAAGAAAATTAAAAAGTGATTATTTTGTCCTTTATTGAATGTGTAAAAATCAGAATATTTGCATTGAAATTATTTATTAATACTAACAAAAAAATTATTTATGAAAAGACTAATTTTTTGCCTTGCGCTATTCTCGCTGATGTTTACATCAGCCATAGCATCTGATGTGGGAAATAAAGAACCCCTAACCCCTAAAGGGGGATTTATTCTAGTAGAACAGGTTTATCAGGTTATGCCGGTAGTTTCTATTCCTGTAAGTTTTGAGACTACTCCGGTGGTGATAAATTTTAAAGTGGGTGACGTTGTGGACACCGGAGACATGAATATCGGGATTTTATTTAAACCGGACGTATTTGTACTGATAGATCCTGGCCGATGTTATAATTTAAAAATGGGAACAATGGGGACGCTAACGACTTTGAATAATAAACCCATAACCCAGCAAAACGGAAATAGTTGTACTAATAGACAGACTACCCGACATGTTTGATTCTTGATTTTTTCATAGTATTAGATTTAAGGTTAATTTAAGAATGCCCTGGCTTGTTAAAGTCGGGGCATTCTGTTTTAAAAGAGTGGGGACGGTGAGGACGATGGTGACTATGTAGTTGTCCTTTAAAAGGAAATGGGTTATGATTTCTTTTGTAAAATAAAGAACCCCAAATCCGTCAGTTGACGGAGATTAAGACAAGAATTATGGCAAACGATTTTAAGCGTGGAATCAGGGTGTACCTGGACTCAAGTGACTATGGCAAGGGTATTGATCAGATGGTGGCTTCTACCAAAAAGTATGAAAAGGAACTGGAGGATCTGACAGCGGAAAGTAAGCGAATGACATCCGCTGGTGAGACTACTGGAAAAGCATGGGATGACAACCAGAAGAAACTTAAAATGTATGGCGACCAAGTAAAGAAGAGTCAGGCTATTGAGGCTGATTACCGGGCTAAACTCGATCAGACAAAAAAAGTACTTGAGAACCTTAGCGGATCAACATATAATGAATTGATTGCTGTACAGAAGGTGTTACAAAAGGAAGTAAAAAAAGGATCGAATACAGTAGAAGAACAAAGTAAAAAGCTGGAGCAACTTCAGCGCGTGAATGGTCAGGTTACTTTATCATACCGTGAAATGCATTCCTCAATTGGTGCGGGTTCTAAAGGAGTATCCGGATTTATAGAGAATATGTCATTAATGCCGGGAATTGTGGGTTATGCCGGTAATTCATTACTCGGGTTCGGATCAATGATTAAGACATTCCTATTAAGTCCTACCATGATTGCTATCACTGCCATCGTTGGACTTGTTTCCGGATTATTTTATTTAGCTAAAAACTCAATGGAGTTTGGAAAATCACTTTCCAATTTATCAGCGTTAACAGGTGCTGTTGGTAAGGATCTGGATTACCTGAAAGAAAAGGCTAAATCGCTGGCAAAAGATTACGGTAAATCGGCTGTTGAGATCGTTGAAGCCATGAAGTTGGTGGGAAGTGCCAAGCCGGAACTGTTGAGCAATGTAGGAGCACTTTCGGACGTTACCCGTTCGGTACTTACATTAAGTAAGGCCACCGGTATGGATCTGACCGAATCGACAAAGAATGTTACTACTATTATGAATCAGTTTGGATTGTCGGCATTAGAAAGTGACCGGACAGTGAATGTACTGGCGGCAGGTTCGAAGTTTGGTGCTGTAGAAGTGGACTATTTAGGAGAATCGATTTCGAAAGTAGGTACAATAGCAAAATCAGCCGGTATGAGTCTTGAACAGACCACTGCCATGATGGAACTTTTTGGAGAAAAAGGGGTAAAAGCTGAAACTGCAGGGACAGGATTTAAAGGTGTACTTGTAAAACTTCAGGCAGACACAAAAAATTATACAAATGGAATGTTCGACCTGAATAAGGCCATTGAAAACAATCAATCGATATCCGGGAATAATATTGCCTTGCAAAAGAAATTTGGTACTGAATTTTTTGGATTAGCTCAGATATTATTTCAAAATGCTGATCGGTTTCATGAACTTACCAAACAGGTTACCGGGACAAATGTTGCCCTGGAACAAATGACTATAGCTTCAGATAATTTATCGGGAGATATGGATAAAATGAAATCAAGTTGGGGATCATTTATGTTGTCCCTGGAAGATGGAAAGGGTCCGATAGCCAATGTATTCAGATATCTGGCTCAATTCATCACTAATGCACTTGGTGGATTAGCATTGCTCAGTAAAAGTGGTGCACAAAAAGATGCTGATGCAATAACTCATTCTGTAGAGTTACGAATTGAAGCCATGAAAAAACTGGTCGTTCAACAAAAAGATCAGGAAGGATTTTTAAATAAAAATATTGCAAGTGCTAAAAGGATTTATCAAAATGATCAAAAATATATTGAACAACTAAAGGCTGAAATAGTAGTTAATAATCAATTGGGTGGAGCTGTAAAAGAACAAAATAAAGATAAAGAAATTCAGATTTCAAAACTTGATAAGGATGTAAAAAAACAAATTGCTTACGTAAATGCTTTAGGGGGTCTTAGGAGTGCATTAAAATTATCAAAGGCTTCACAAATGCCGGGAGAAAAAGTAGACCTTACTACTCCGACTAATCAAAAAAAAGAAGACGCAGCTGCTAAAAAAGCATTAAAGAATAATCTTGATAATTTAGATGCTGAATTATCCGCAGAAAAGAATTTACTGAAGCAATCCAGGTTGGATGGTAAAAAAGATGAAGAAACGTATAACTCCGAACTGTTGGATCTCGAAATTAAATATTTAGGTATGAAACGAGATCTGTATAAAAAAGGAAGTAAGGAATATAATGAATTTGATGGACAGATTAAAGATGCTCAGATAGCCAAACAAAAAACGGAAAATGAAGCGAACCTAAAAGTTATTGAAGATTCGTTTAAATCGATATCGGACGTAACTACCCAGTACGAACAAACGGAACG